CGGCAAGCCAGTCGTTGACAAGAAAACAAAAACAAACAAACTGCTTGAAGATCCGCAGTATGTATTATTCAAAAAATGCATGCGCGGTGACGCAACCGACAATGTGTTCAGCGCATATCCCGGTGTCAGGGAAAAAGGTAGCAAGAATAAAGTTGGATTGATCGAAGCGTATAATGACAGATTCAATCAAGGATTTGATTGGAACAATCTCATGCTACAACGATGGATAGATCATGATGGGGTAGAACAACGGGTGCGTGACTGCTATCAACGCAACAAGACATTGATCGACTTGACTGCACAGCCCGATGACATCAAAGAAAAGGTCGATGAACGGATCCGTCAAGAGGTCCGTATCACAGTGACGCCCCAAGTTGGTGTTCATTTCATGCGACTATGCGGCAAGTATGAACTTACACGCATCAGTGAGCAGGCCGATTCATACGCAAAATGGTTGAACAATCCATATACAGGGGTACTCAGTGATTAAAACTACACAAACCTCATTGAGAACAATAAAACAAGATGATCCTAAATTCATGCTACAAGATGGTATAGTTGTTTCACCTAGGGCAGGATTTGAATTCCATCAAAATTGTCCTAGAGAATATCAAATGATTATCCTTGAATGTCTAGGCAAAGGTTGGTTAAAACCTGTTGCTACAGTAAAAGATAGTGAATTGTTTTGGGAAATTTTCAGTAATGATTGAGATACATGGCGTGACGAAAAAAGAAATAGAAATGTTAGATAAGATTTGGTCATGTCAAAATGAAGAAGAATTCTTAGAATGGCATGATAGTTTAAGTTACCAAGATAAACTTGTGGTATCCAAATTACTTGAAACATTACGCATTGAAATGATAGACTCAGAAATCAATGAAAATTTTAATGAGGCAAATGAAGTTTTGTCCAGATATAAAAAATGAAACAGATATTTTACAAAAAAGTAGGGCGCAGATATGTTCCTGTATCAGAATATGATAATGCATTAACGGATGCATTACCCAATGGCGCACATTTGATCATCGTCAATCCCGGCGGTAAAAGCACAAGATACAATATAGATCCTGCACTTGCCCCCATGATCGCGGCAGGCCGCTATGCTGAGGACAAGATGTTGGATGCTATACGCAAGATTAGTGAGGCTCGTCCTAGCGTAACACAATTGACCGAAGAACAACAACAAGCATGGAAGATCATGCAAGAGGCTTTAGGTGAAGATAGATTTTATTTGACATATCCTAGTCATTTTGAAATAGTACAAGAAGGTATCAAAGCAATGCAGAATGAAGCAGAAAAAATGTTAACTAATCCTTCAGTAAAAAAAGCCTATGAACACTTCCTGTTAGTAGCTGAATTGACAAAAGAGGAACACAATGACTAATTTGATCGCAAAGCCTATCATCAAAAATCAATATTGGGTAGTCACTGATGGTGACAAAAAAGTAGGAAATGTTCTCGCTAATGGATCAGGATTTGATTTGATTATTGAGGGAAAAAACACACATTTTAAAACTACCAATGAGATCAAGAAAAAGATTAAAATTGAATTCCAGACATTAAAATCAAATAATACTAAAGTTCAATTACCATTTGCTACATATCCCGTTCCTGCTAAAATCTATAATAGTTTTTTTGATGTAAAAAGAAAACTACACATATTTACAAAATCACTTAAAAGTAAATGTTATTATACAGCAGGATATTTTATCATCAACCATACCGGTGAAGATGAAATTATTTTTTGTCCCAAATATATTTTTATACAAAGGTATAAATATGAAGGTCCTTTCAAGACAAAAGAAGAGGCTCTTGAACGCATAAATAAAACATGATACATATAAAGAGATTCATTGATAAGGTATCGGTGTTAGAAAGCAAACAAAATAAAGACCTTATTTTATCTAATAATGATGCCCGTGGATTAAGGGATGAAATAGCTAAATTATTAGCAGATAGGTTAGAAGAAGGTAAAGATACAAAAAAAGAAGAAATAATAAAGGTAGAAATTAATGGCGGTAAATGGTAAATGAGTAGAACACAACCCAAAGTTCTTTTAGAACTTGTTGATAAGAAAACATATAAATGTGATCAGATAGTTGAAGCATCGGGTATCTGGGCAGTGTTTTATGACGGACAACCTATCAATCTCAAGAGCCAACATTACCTCGACAATGAGGCTACACCAAAATATAAAAAAACAAGTTTCAGTAATCCAGGACATGCAAGAAATCTTTGTAGAAAACTAAATACACAATTCAAGACAGACAAATTTACAGTCGTGTTTATGAATACTGGACGGTGTGTTTATCCTGATGACTCAGTATAAAAATAAAAAACAGCAGATTACCGAGATAGTTTTGAAAAACTTGCCCATTGATCATACCTATAAAAAATCATCGGTAGATGAAGTAATTTTTAAATGGTGGATGACAGGTAGGCAAGAACATGGTCTACGACTAACCGATGACGGTGATATAATCTTTAGGGAAGCAGACTTAGCATATTATGATTTTCCCTTCAAAATTAAAGAAATACAATCACTAACTCCCCATGCTTTTATTCTAGAACTTAATAAAAAATTAAGTTGTCCTTACTACATGGGAGTAAATATTGTTGAAGGTAAAAAGCAACCTATCATACGGATTTATGATAGTAAAATTGCAGTCTTGATTTCATTATATGGAAATATAATAGATTACTTAGAAAGTGTCAGGATACGAAAATGAGCGAGAACAGTAACAATAAAAATTCAGGTTTAAGACAGGCATTAGAGTCAAAAAAGAACAAAGCATTATTAAATGGATTCGCTAATCAAAAAGCCCCAAAACCGAACAAGGGGTTCGGTGGTGCAACGGTTATGCGTAGAAGCGGGAGAGGAAGATGAAAACAGTAGCACTTTTAGCATCAGCATTATTTGTAGTATCAGCAGTAGCGGCAGAGCCAGCAAAAAAAGAGGCAGCAAAGCCAGTCGAGAAGGATGGCATGCTTTTACCAGCTAAGAAAGAGGAAAAAGCACCTGCTAAGAAGGAAGAAGTAAAGAAAGAAGAGAAAAAAGAAGAGAAGAAGGCTGAAGCTCCTAAAGCTGATGCAAAGAAGTAATATATTTTCAATTTTTTCTAGCATAAATACAGTTTGTAGAGTCTGTACAAAACTCTACAACACACACTTACACAGGAGAAAAACATGTACACACCAAAGCAAACTATCAATACGGCTATCGACACCGTTCAAAATGCAAAGAAGGCAGCAGTAAGTTTCTTTGTTCCCCACGAAGGTCTACAGCAGTTATTAAACAGTCATGTAGATTCACAATCCAAATATACAAAAGAATTTGCTGAACACTTTATCGACACATCAACTGCGGTTATGTTCAAGATGATGGATAAAGAAGTTCATCAAGCCTTCTACAATAAATTCACATCGACAACAAAATGATTGCCGATTTATTGATGAAGCAACTAAAGGACAAGTTTGGGCTGGAGAATCAGTATCAGTCCAATCTTGATTCTTTCATAACATCTAAGAACCCAAAAGGTCCCGGAGACATAGAACGCCTGATCAGGGAATACGAAAGAAAAATCGCAAAAGGATTTATACTATGAAGCAATTTGGAAATTTTATTTTTAATTTTTTTCAACCTGTTTTAGATTTTATCGATATGTATGGTAGAGCCAAAGCAGCATCAGAATTGGCAAGTCTCGGCAGGTATGAGGAAGCCCTCAGAATAATGGAAAAAGATAAAGAAGTACACCCTTAAAGGAAAAAACATGACACACACAACACACTGGTGGCCGGTAACGGACGAAGAATGGGAACAATTAAATTACCCAAAAAAATTTTGCTGATTGTAACGATACAGTAATATATACACACATAGGAGACACATCATGGAAAACAAACTACCAGCAGTGCCTGAAGTAAAATTCAACAAGAACGGTTATGAGATCAGAACCGAAGTTTTGCAAATGGCTAAAGAATTAGTAGGTCAGGAATTTCAATACAAATACATGGGCTGGGAAGCCAGTGTACAAAAAGATAAAGATGGGAATCTTGTTACCAAAGTAGGTATGCCTGAGTTTCCTGGATTGGACAAAGTCCTTGAAACTGCACAAAAGATGTATGATTTTGTAAATCAAGCAAATTCAAACCATAAAAAATAACTTGACATAAATTCCCTGCATATGTTATAGTGTGTATATCGTCTATAACTTTGCAGGGAATTGCCATGAACAAAAAAGTACTTGCGTTATCAATTAGTTTGATCCTCACCGGATGCGGTGGTGGGGGATCACAACCACCCAATACCCCTGTATCACAAGCATCACTATTATCAGTCCAAACACAACCGGAAATTGAGTTGTTCGATAGCGGATCTATGAAATTTCCGGATTTGAAGCCTTACATGGAATCTATGTGCGGAACTCAAACTAATATACAAAGCTTTTTTTTAGCCGATCTCACTAAAGATGGCAGAAAAGATGTTGTCATGAGCCTCTGGTGCCGTAGTGAAACTGGAGTATTAAGTTATGGTCCCACTAAAAATAAAGTTCTAATATTTACACAACAAACTGACGGCACATTTGTCGAAAGCACTAAAGCAATTTTAGGAAGAGATGTAGTGGATCTAAATGGGGTAGGACATAACCATGTTGTATATGATTTTAATAAAGATGGTTATGATGATTTTGTCTTTGTAGTAAGTAGGGAAGATGCAAGACTGCCCAGTCCTGACGGAGCCACAAATCATCATGCCTATAACATGTTTTTTACTAGCAAAGGTGACGGGACATACGACATCTCTCCGATGGGAATATATGCATGGAATTATGGGATTAAACTGATCGATAATTCTAGTGGGGGGAAAGATATTATCACAATGCCTATTGGTTATACTAAGTTAGTAGAACACTTTTCTTTTGTTAATGGAAAGTGGGTAATTAGCAGCCAATATAGTTGGATAAACGGAACGGATCCAATCATTTTTGCAGGCAAAGAAGCAAAACATGCCGTAACCTCAATGGCGTATCCTGATCTAGGTGTTTCTTTATACAATAAGACTTCTAATGGTTCTTGGGTTCTAGCCGATAGCGAAAAATTCGGAGAATATAAAATAGTTCCCTTTGTTACATGGCAACTTATGCAAAAGCTAACACAATTATACACAATTGACGGAAAACAATATATTAGCATGGCAACTGCGAACATGTGCGAATTGAAATCGCCCACAGACTCCAGTGCTATAGTAGCAGTTAGCGGTAATGAATTCACAAAACCTTATGTTGAAGGAACGACTGTGGAAGAAGGTGCATCCTATCTTAAACCTGTTTCAAAGTTATTGTCCTATAAAAATAGCGGACAGCTAGAAAAAAGTAATAATTTTTATATTAAAGGCGAAAATACTGATACAAGTATTTACAAAATGAATTGTGTCGATGTCAATAATGACGGATATGATGATATTACTGTGCATGACTGGCGCGCAAAAACTGAACCCATTATTTATGTCAACAACAAAAATGGCACTATGTCTAGGGTAGACCCTTCAAAAATTCCAGGAAAAAACTTGTTTGCTTCAAGTCAGACTTATATCTATGAGGATGTAAATAATGATGGAATACGGGATCTGATTTATTGGCCCATCGCAGGATTTGGAAGTCAAGACAATCTTGCATTGAAAGTTTATTATGGCAATAGACAAATTAAAGATTCGGATTTAATCCAAAATTGACAAAAAATACAGATTATGCTAAGATATAAAAAATATTGAAAGGATCAAATATGAACAGTAAAACTAGGGAAGAATCCAATTTACAATTCTTGAAAGAATCGATTGCTAATGCTCCTTTAAGTGAGTTCAAAAAATGGTTCTGGGAGCAGGAAGATTATGTCAAGGAAGATGTAGTCTCACTAATCGATATCCATATTATGGAACTTCAGGATCTGAAACAAGACCTTACAGGTGATGTTGCAACCGCACAAAACTTACTGAAAAAGATCACAGCCAAAATTTGACAATAAATGGATTTGGGTATATAATAGATTCATACAGTCAAACAACGGAGATAGAGATGAACACAGCCCAAACGATTCTTTCACAAATCAAAGCCCTCGACCCCATGGCATTGTTTGCTTGGGGTGCTAAGGATCTCATGAACATGGGCGATGGTCTCAAGTTCAAGACTTCAGGCATGACTCCGTGGAAGGGCTATGTGTACATCAAGTACAACGAGGGCAGGGACCTTTATGAAATCGACTTTTTCCGCTTTCGCAAGATGGAAGCGATCTATGACAAGAAGGTCGAGGATGTATATGCCGAAGACCTCGTTCGAATCATCGACGGTTTTGTAGGTTGACAATAAATGGCTTTGGGTCTATAATAGATTTTATTGAATAACTCAGGAGCAATCATGGTTCGCAAAACTAAACCCCAGATCAATGTAGACGCTGACATCGTGTGGGCGGCGGCATGCAAGGCAAATGAGATCAATAATGGCTATATCAAGTATGTAACGCCCGAAGAGATCAAAGAGGGCAAGTCGTCCAACCGCATGATAGTAGACAGATTAATTCAGGAGCCAAATCAAATTGAAGAAAGATTTTACCAAGATGCTGGCAAAGTCCGGAACTATTACAAAGCATTTACCTTCAAAATCCTACAAGGGATCAAACTCAATGATTTTAACAATAACGCTATGGTTATTGCTAACCGTGATACTATCGATAGCACCTTTGATATCGCAGTGATCACTTGCTTGCCCTTATCCTATCAGAATCAAAAGGTGCGTGACGATGCAGACAACCGTGTTAGGTTTGCGTCTGGCGGGTTTTTGGCATCTGTTGGTAGCAAAGTCGCAATTGATATCGAGGTACTCAAGTCTGTATACAGTCATAATTATGGCGTGTATTTCGTTACCGGTGTCACAGAAAACGATCAACCCGTATTTTTCAGCTACAAGTCGGGCATCAATACAGGTAAAAAGATCAAGGTATCTGGTACTGTGAAAGCTCATCGTGACAATAGCACCCAATTGAATCGTGTAAAGGTATTATCATGACTATCATTTGCTCATGTGGACATGAGGTCGATGACATGGACCATACATACAGTATCTTTACCAAATCTACTAGTAGAGAGGGAGAAAAAGCATTGTCGTATATCACGGTATGCGGGCCCTGCGAAGATCAATACAGGCAGCGTGGTAACATATTTGACAATGAACAAGATGGATTTGAGTGGCTTAGAAAGGAACAATGGTGATTAAATTTATTGCAGGATTTTTATGTGGCGTTGTCGTAGCAACAGTGGGCTTTAGCGGTGTCGCTAAACTTTTAGACAATGGTGTCAATAAAGTAAAAGAAACAGTACAGGAGCAGGCAAGTGGGACTTGATCAATACGCATATATCGCAAGCAAAGCCAACACCGAGTATGGTGACGATAGCCGTCAAGATGTAGCATACTGGCGTAAGCACCCTAATCTTCAAGGTTGGATGGAACAACTTTGGGTTCAGAAAGGCAAGCCCGGCACAATATACCCGGACGCTATTTTCAATAACATTGAACTTGAATTGACCTGGGAAGATATCGATGAACTTGAGAAAGATATCAGAACCGATATCATGGCTAAACTGAATACTACCGGGTGTTGTTTCGGTAATCCAAGCGATGACTATTATCGTGAGGAAGATTTGAATTTCTGTGTGAATGCTAAGGCAGAATTGTTCCTAGGTCGCAAAGTATTTTATAATTCAAGTTGGTAAAAATATAATGTCAGGTTATAACTTTATACGCAAGATTCGCACAATAGAAGAACAGTTAGACCGGTTGGGCCTGATGATGTGCCACAGTCGGCACGGATATCACAACGAGTTTGGTGATGTGGTAGGCGTCAAACCCAAGGATGAATTTAGTTTGCCCATTTACAGCCGAGACGCCGAATTGTTCGTGGGCACTATAGAAGCATTGGAGTATTGGCTCATGGGAGTAGAGTGGGCCCGTAAATATGACAGTCTACTGTTCGGTAAGAAACATCAATCGAATCGTGAGCGTAAAGAACAGGACTATCGAAATGAAACAGTGGTAAGAATTATCAAAGGTGAGGCAAATGAGTGCAAGTTGGATCAATAAACTAAATGAGTCGGACAGCAGGCTTCACAAAGAAGATGTCATCCGTCAAGCATTAGAGGCAAGTGTCCTCGGTAGCACTAACGCACAAATTTTTCTAGGATTCACAAAGGCATGTTACAATCCTTATGTGACATTCGGTATCAGGCAAGTTCCCTCTACAGAGAACATTATCGATGCCGAGAACCCCTGGAGTGAGTTCAATGAATTATTGATGAAACTAAACGACAGGCTACTGACAGGGCATGCCGCCCGTGATGCGGTAGAAAATATGTCTAAGCGGTTTGATAGCACTGAATGGAACACATTCCTCGCACCTGTACTCAGGCGTGATCTACGAGCAGGTATCAGTGATAAAACAGTCAATAAAATCTGCAAAAATACTGACTATGAGATTCCTATCTTCGGTTGCCAACTCGCTACCAATAGCGAAGGTAGGCCCGAGATGCGTGGTACTAAGCGCCTTGAACCTAAACTAGATGGTGTTCGTGTTCTACTAACAGTAATTCCCGGCGCTAGTGAAGGTATCAACACTATCTGTTTCAGCCGTAATGGTAAACAATTCGAAAACTTCACACACATCGAAGATCAGGTTAAAAATAATTTTGTGAAATTATGCCGTGCGGCATCGAAGGTAGATCAGGGTAGATTCCTGTCAGGTGGTTTTGTTCTCGACGGAGAAGTGATCGGAAACACTTTTCAAGAACTCATGCGCCAGGCCCGCAGGAAAGAAAATGTCGAAGCCACTGACAGTATTTTTAATATTTTCGATATCATTCCCCTAGACGATTTCCGTACAGGTCATTGGAATGCCCAGCTATACAAACGCATCAATATCCTCGAGGCTATGCGACCCGTGATCGAAGACATGCCCAATGTTGAACTACTTCCACATATCATGGTAGACCTAGACACGGCCGAGGGCCGTGATGTACTCAATCGATATGCTAAAGATCAGGTCAATCTAGGTTTCGAAGGCATCATGATCAAGGATACGGATGCACCGTATGAGTGCAAGCGCAATACATTTTGGATGAAGTGGAAACCCACTATCACTGTTGATCTAGAGGTCATTGATGTCGAAGAGGGAACTGGTAGAAACATGGGAAGACTTGGTGCATTGGTTTGCGCCGGACACGATGACGGGAAGTACATCACCGTCAATGTGGGTAGTGGGTTTAGCGATAGTGATAGAGATGACCTTTATCTCAATCGTGATCTGGTCATTGGTAGGACTTGTGAAATACTTTGTGATGTGATCACGCAAAATCAGGATGGTAGCTATAGTTTGCGTTTTCCCAGATTCGTTCGTTTTCGTGATGACAAGTAGTAAAATATATAAATCTTAGAGGAAAACCCCATGAAATTTAAAAAAATTGAATACCATCAAGTACACAGCCATTTTACATACGATTTTCCTGATGAGGAGATCATTGAGACTTTTGGTTCATTGGAACGATTCAAAGAGATCGCTAGCCATATGACTAGTAATGATTGGAACGAGCCTGAAGGTGATGAGCCAACTGACGAAGAGAGTGATAACTTTCATGAGTTATTCGCTAGCTATGATTATGACCGTGATGACGATTGGTTCAGTGACCGTAAAGGCGGATATGATGTAAGTTACGAAGCGGCGGACGAATCAGGCGAAGAAGATAATTCGTGCTGGACTGATATCCCTACTACAGCGGATATCGTGACTCCATACACCAATGGTCAAA